AGTGTTTCTATAGGATCAACTGCGTTTCCTGCAGCAACTTTTGCTGTTGGATTTACAAGTGCTCTTGATGGTAAAGTTCGCATTTCTCTTGGTGGAACACAGACCAAATTGCTAAATGAAGGTCGATATGTATATGATGTGATTGTCAGTTCTGGAAATACATTCTACACGTTAGTTAATGGTAATATTCTTGTACGTCCAGGAGTGTCATCAATAACGTCACTATAAATATAAAAAAGGTAATATATTGTAAATGGCACAACCATCTACCCGACAAGAACTCATTACCTATTGTAAGAGACAACTTGGGGCTCCAGTATTAGAAATCAATGTCGCTGATGAGCAGATCGAAGATCTGGTAGATGATGCTATTCAATATTTTCATGAAAGACATTTTGATGGAGTAATACAAACTTTTTTACATTATAAATTTACTGAAGACGACGTAAATAGAGGAAAGGGTCCTGGAACAGCAGGAGTTAGTGGAATCACGACAACAACGGTTACTCATAGTGTAGGCGTCACAACCACTTTTCAATTTGAGGAAAATAATAACTACGTTCAAATTCCACCAGCTGTTATTGGTGTAAATAAAATTTTTCGTTTTGACGGATCTAATACTGCAACAAATAATATGTTCAGTGTTAAATATCAACTATTCCTAAATGACATTTATGGTTTAGGATCAACAGAAATTCTTAGTTATGCGATGACTAAAAGATATCTTGAAGATATCGATTTTGCATTGAGTACGGAAAAGATGATTAGATTTAATCAGAGGCAAGATCGATTATATCTTGATATTGATTGGGGTAGTGTTAGAAAAGATGATCGTATAGTTCTTGATTGTTATCGAATAATAGACCCCTCAGATTATGCTAGAGTTTATAATGATTCATTTTTAAAGAGATATCTGACGGCTTTAATTAAAAAACAGTGGGGACAAAATCTGATCAAGTTCCAAGGAGTAAAACTTCCTGGCGGAACAGAACTAAATGGTAGACAAATCTATGATGATGGAATGAAAGATCTTGAAATCATCAGAGAGCAAATGTCTAATACGTATGAACTCCCACCTCTTGATATGATCGGGTAGGGATTATGTTAAATCCATTTTTTCAACAAGGATCCTCTGGGGAGCAAAATCTTGTTCAAGATTTAATCAACGAACAGTTAAGGATATATGGCATAAATGTACATTATTTGCCAAGAAAATATCTAACACAGAATACTGTTATAAAGGAAGTAATAGAATCAAAGTTTGATGATGCCTACCCAATAGAGGCTTACATCGAATCTTTTGAAGGATATGGCGATAATCCAACACTACTATCTAAATTTGGCATTCAAGCGACGAATGAAATAACTTTAATTATTTCCAAGGAGAGATTTGAGACTTATATTTCTCCATTGATGAAGAATGAATCAGACGTAAAACTTTCAACTCGTCCAAAAGAAGGGGATTTAATATATTTTCCATTAGGGGATCGTTTATTTGAAATTAAATATGTTGAGCACGAAAAACCATTCTATCAATTACAAAAAAATTATGTTTATGAGTTGAGATGTGAACTCTTCCGTATTGAAGATGAAGTTATCGATACTGGAGTTGAAGAGATTGATAATGAGTTGATCGGAGATGATTATGATGGAACATCCGAAAGTGGTGTATCAACAATTATTGGAGTTGCACAACTTCTGTATGTTGTTGGAACAGGAACTACTGCCACGGCAGTTACTTCACTCGTAAACAATGGTATCAGGTTCATAAGGCTCACTAATAGAGGAGCGGGTTATAGCACTTTACCAACAGTAGGAGTTTCATCAGTAGGAGTTGGAGGTTCAGTAACTGGAATAGGAACAGCTTCTCAAATGATAAGTGGTATAAATGTTTGCAATACAAACACAAATAATAAATTAAAATCTGTTCAACAAGTAGCAATAGTTAATCCAGGAACAGGATATACTTCTGCACCCAAGATTCAATTTAGTGGTGGTGGAGGATCTGGAGCGGCTGCTACATCAGGAATTTCTACAACTGGTGGAGTTGGAGTAGTCACTGTAAGTTCTTCAGGTGGAGGATATGTTAATTCTCCTACAGTAACATTCTCCACACCAAAACATGTTGGGGCAGCTGCAACTGCAGTCATTAATAGCGGAAGCGTTGTGTCTGCACCCATAAGTGTTGGTTCTTCCGCCTTCCTGTTCCCTGGAGGCACCACTGGTGGGGCATTCTATAGAACTGCACCTACAGTCACTTTTGCGGCACCTACGTCAGGAGCCACAGCAACTGGTATCGCAACTATAAGATTTAATTCTCTTCATTATCAAGGAACTGTTGGCATCGGATCTACAACGATCACAGGAATTAATACTCTTGGAGTCATCGTTGGAGATAGAGTAAGATTAGGTATTGGATATAGTGACTCTTACAATTTCATTGCAGAAAATGCATTTGTTTCTGGTATTGGCCAAAGCAGTCTTATCATGTCAACTGCTGCAACAAATGTTGGCATAGCAACATCTGTATTTGAACTTGGAAGAGATCAATGTGGTATTGTCACTGGTATTATAATTACATCCGGTGGTAGTGGATATGCAACAGCGCCAGTAGTATCAATTTCTAATACCGTTGGTGATAAGAACTACATCGACTTCCATGCTACTTTAGGGATTGCTACAGCAACTGGTATTTCTACACTAACCTCTGCTGGAGCGGTTGAAAAAATCTATATCACAGATTCTGGACATGGTTATGTGATAACGCCTACGATAACAATTGAAGATCCTGCTTCAGATTCTACTGGATCGTTTAAGTTTAATGAGATTATAACTGGATCTTCAAGCGGAACAACTGCCAGAGTTAGAATTTGGAATGAGTCAACTAATCAATTAGAGGTTATGAATGTAACCGGAAGTTTCACTCAAGGAGAAACTTTAACTGGTGCTGAATCTGGAGCTCAATACGTATTCAGAAAATCAGAAACATTCCCACCACTTACCAATTTTGCAGATAATAATTCAATTGAAACCGAAGCTGATGCTATTTTAGACTTCTCTGAGGAGAACCCCTTCGGCACTCCATAAATAAAGATATCTCGATAGGTGGAGTATTGTAGGTTTGAACAATGTTTGAATATTTTTACAACGAAATTTTAAGAAAGACTATCATATCTTTTGGTACTCTTTTTAATTCATTAGAGATTCAACATAAAGACTCTTCTGACAATACTACCAGTATTGTTAGAGTTCCTCTTGCCTATGGACCTACTCAAAAGTTTCTTGCAAGACTAGAACAATCTCCCGATTTAAGTAAAGGGACAGCAATGACTCTCCCTAGGATGTCATTTGAGTTTATTGGATTAACTTACGATCAATCAAGAAAGGTAACCACAACCCAACAGTTTACGGTTAAAGATCCAGATAGTGATTCTGATGTCAAAAAATCATTTATGCCAGTTCCATATAATATGCAATTTGAACTGAGCATTATGTCTAAATTGAATGATGATGCTCTGCAGATTGTAGAACAAATTCTTCCATACTTTCAACCACAATATAATTTGACAGTAAATTTGGTTGGTGCAATAAACGAAAAAAGAGATATTCCTGTTATATTAGATAATATATCATTCCAAGATGATTATGAGGGAAGTTTTGAAGTAAGAAGAGCATTAATTTATACTTTAAGTTTTACGGCAAAAACATATCTATTCGGTCCAATCGCACAGACATCTGATGGACTTATTAAGAAAGTTATTGTAGATCAATATTCAGGCACTGATACTGCTACAGCTAAACGTGAAAGAAGATATAGTGTAGTTCCCGATCCAATTACTGCTGGACCAGCAGATGATTTTGGATTTAGTGAAACTTGGACAGATTTTGATGACAGCAAAACTTATAGTCCAACATTACAGAAGGATACTTAATTATTATGTCTACTTATGATTCTATAGATAAAGCACTTAATACTACAAGTAGTATAGAAGTAAGCACGACCCCAAAAGGTGGGAGTATTGAGAAGCAAGATGCTATTAAGAATGTTACTGATGATATTGATAAAGATTATGAATATACTCGTGCCAATTTATACTCTTTAATTGAAAAAGGA